CTGCCATAGGTTGTTGTTGTTATTAATCTTCACATCAACTAAGCCTTTTGCTTTTATTCTAAGCAATAAATCGCTTTGGTTAAACATGTTAGTTCTCCTATTTTATGTACCAAAATGGTACGTTATATGGTAACAAAATTGTCACCAATTAATGTTGTGATAAATGAACATGAGTCTGTCTATCTATCACTCTTTGTCCAAAACAACCTGCCTTACAATCTCCACAATGTCCTTTGATTTTCTTATGTGTCTTAGGACATTTGAATTGTCTGGTATTGTCAGACATGGTTGTCTTGTGGTCATCACCATAAAACATGGTTGACCATTTATCATCTATAAGCATCTGTTCTTCCTTCTTAGTCGTAGTAGGGTCAATAGATGCACAGATGGATAAATTCTTTATAGGAAATAGTATTTCTTCTACTAACTTTTTTAACTTTGTATCTCTCCAAACTCTTGTAGGCAACCACCATATAGTATCAGGTGTTGCTTTACATATTACTTTTATTCTAAATATATCTTGTATATCTTTTATGCCTTCACCTCTTGTCATAAACCTTGCTCGTTCTGTTTGTTTCTTTGCTCTCTGAATTTGCATAACAATTCTGGATAAACTTTCATTATGTATATCATATGTTGTAGGTAAAGATTGCCAGAACTGTTCATCTCGTACATCTTTATCTTTCATACCTTTATATAGTTTATATAACTTTAAATTATAACAAGTTACATCACAGAAAGATGTCTTGTGTATACAAGAACCTAGTATATTATGCTCTGGTATATCATTAATAGGTCTGTTTATACCAAACATTCCTATATCTTCATACCATGATAATGGTTTATGCACCATAAGTTTCTTCCCATTCTTTAGTTGCTGATGTTCGCATAGGTTTTGTGTCCATTATCTCTTTAATGTACGCATCTCCATACTCCCAACTATCATATGTCATAGGTGATTTACATGCAGTATACCACCTAGCATATGGATTTTTATCTTCATTCTCTTTCTTCTGATATGTCTTGAGAATTTTCCATTCAAAATACATACCATTACTTTCATTGACTACAAGATATGTAGCATATGCATTGTCAATGTCTTTTGATTTACCAAATTTATTTTTCATTTTGTTCTCCTTCTAAAGTATTAAAATCTTTTAACTTTTTTAGTATATAGTCTGTTAGAGATTTATTTTTTTTTCTATATCTTTTTATTGTATTTTTTGCCTTATCTAAATCATTACATAGTTTCATAATTTGAAGATTAAGGTCGTGTTTTTCGTTTTCAAGTTCTTGATATGTCATTATATTCACCCTTTCTTTTGTCCATAATCAGTTCGTTGACACCATTGGTCTACGTATCCACCAACAATGCAATCTGATATTTCACAATCTGGTTCTCCATTATATAATATAATGCAACACCAATCGTCTTTCTCACCTTCCTTCTGAAGATGTACATCAGCAACCTCTACACTATGTATATGTTCCATGATTTCATCAAAGTCATTGCTTCCAAGAAGTATAAAATCACCTTCACAAGATATTTCAAATACCCATTTATCTTTTAAAGCTGACTTCACCATTTCTTCAGATGCACTATATTTAGTTGTCGTACTCCATGCCATTGTATTCACCTCCTTTACAGATTTATATGGTCACGTCTAAAAGTTTCTATTAAATGCTTTGCAGTTATATAAAAATTATCTAACTCATAATATATTTTTTGTAAAGAGTCCCATGTATCTCTACTATATTCATGGTCATACTTATCTGCTAAGTCACTAATCTTATAAGACATTTCTTGTACTTGTTTTTCTATTTTAGATAACTCATCTTGAGTAGACTTTAATAGTTTTTCTTCATCTTCACAGAGTGAAGTTGTAACTTTTATTTCCATCATATTAGTTCTCCTTTTTATTAAGACTATCACATAGTTTTTGTGCTTTCATTTTGTTGTCATATGTATTTATGTAGTACATATATTTTTTATTTATGTTCACATTTTTAATCCATATAACAGATTCTTTATTGTGTTCACCTATTTCTATTCCAAACATTTCTTTTTCTCCCATCTATTTAGTATTGCAGTAAATAAAAACAATAACTTATTTGTATATACTTCTGGTTCTCTTGTCAAGTAGTATGGTTTTATATCTTTGTGTTCACCTACGTTGACTATAAGATTAACATAATGTTTATGACTTATTAACATTGTATTCACCTATCTCCTTTCTATACCTACGCAGTCTGCGTAGATAACTTTGGTTTATATAAAAGCATTTGCCCATTTACTTCTATATATACATTACCATTCTTTTTGTTTTTGTCAACCTGATACGCATTGAATCTTGTGCGACCTCTTGGGTTGTCTGCTTCCTTAGAACTTGGGCTTCTACTTATTTTTAAAATATTATATGTTTCTTTATCTAACATAATATTTCCTCTCTTTTTATTTATCTACGCAGTCTGCGTACATAAGTTTCTTACCTTTTTCTATTATGTAAGAGTACCATAGGTAGTATAGGTTGTCAAATGGCATACTATATATTGTGTTCACCTAATTCTATTTATTAACTGTATTCACCACAAATAAAAAAAAATAAATAAAATAAAAAAAAGGCAAAAAAAAACTCCCACTAAAATTAATTAGTGAGAGTTTAAATTTTAGCCTTGTAATTCTGCTTTAGTATCTGCTTCACCTGAAGCTTTCAATTCCCTAGTTAATGAAACCAGTTTATGAATATGAATGTTTAAAGCTTCAGTATCTACGATTTTATCTTTAATATCGTTAAATACTCTATCAAGATAAACATTATCAGAAACATTAGCATCAGAATCTTTAGCTTTAGAATCTTTAGAAGCTTTAGCTTCAGAATCTTTAGAAGCTTTAGCTTTAGGATTTTCAATTAGATTTCCTAAAGAATCAACACTATATAATTTTTTATAGTTAATTATATCTTGCTGTGTTTCTAATTTTAAAGCTTTTAAAGTTTTTCTTATTTGAGCTTCACTTTGATTAATACCATAAATGGCACGCATCACAGGTGAATTTGCTAATTCAAATAATCTTTTTACCTTTGATTTAGTTTCTGATTCAGTACCATATAATTTTTTATTCTTGGTAACTTCGTCTTTAATATATGAAGTATGTCCACGTTCTGAAAAATCATAGGTACTACAATATGAAGCAAGTGCCACTATATCAACCATGATTAAGCTTGAAGTATTAGCTTCACTTTGATTAATGTTTTTAGCATTCCTAATAATTTTATTAGAGATAACATTAGCTTCAGTTTTATTAAATTTTACTTTTTTACTTTTCATTAGATTAGTTCCTTTTTTTTTAAAGATTAATAAAAATAGATTTCAATATTTATTCCCAGATATAGCATCTTGCTGGATAAGATAAGAATTGAATTAAAGCTTTAACTATTGCTAGTGCGTATCATATATATTAATTCTCATTTATTAATATATAGTAAAAATAAATTAATGCAAATTAATTTTAATAATAATTATCTACGCAGTCTGCGTATATAAATATAGGTTTATTATTATTTTTATATAGGTTTAATCAATCAGAAATAGGGCAAGGTTTAACGCTAGTTTATTAGAATAGTTTATATTACCAATGTCCCATAGTGACAATTTATAGAATTAATAGTTTCCATTATAGAAAGAAGCACGCCTATATTTTTGTAGTCTATATAGTTTTCGCTGTACATTATAGACATAGCGAGGGTTATATCCTAAATGTTCAACGCCTACGCTGTATTCAGAATGTATAGCGTTTTAAAGGTATCTTTTAAAATCTCAGAATATCGCTATATCCTAAATGTTTAACCCCTACCAAAAAAAAATATGGGGGTGTGTGTGTAGTATATCTGTGTGTGCCATATATGTACCAAAAATACCAGGTTGATTATAGGAATAACAAAATAAATAAAAAAATACTTGACATTTAAGTGGGGAGTATGTATAATTATATATAATATATATAAACATAAGTACTAAGTACTTAGTACATTTGTTTTTTCTTTTGTTTTTCTTATTAAAACATATAATAACATACAACAATATACTATAAGGATATAATATCATAGAAACTACAGAGACTATAGAGACTATCACACCCCTAGAGGACTTGTTAAACCTAAATCTTTTGTTAAAACATAAGGTCAAACAACAATCTAAAGGGGATTTTCTTGGATTTGTTAAACAAATGGCTCCAATGCTTGTTTCAGACTTTAAGATGGGTAAGCATATTGAGGTAATATCAGATAAATTAAGACAATTAGAGTCTGGAGAGATTAAACGTCTAATGGTCTTTCTACCACCACGTTCATCTAAGTCTGTTATCTGTTCTAAATTGTTTCCTGCATGGTATATAGGAAGGAATCCAGAACATGAGATACTTACTGTTTCCCATAGTGACCAGTTATCAAGCGACTTTGGTCGTTCTGTCAGGGATATTGTCAATACTGAAGAGTTTCAGCATGTTTTTAAAGGTGTATCTTTACGATCAGACGTTAGGGCTGCTGGTAAATGGAAAACAAACAAAGGAGGACAGTATTATGCTGCAGGGGTTAGATCCCAGATTGCAGGAAGAGGTGCACACATTGCAATCCTTGATGATGTCATGTCAGAAGAGGACTCATACTCTGAAGCAGGTAGAAGATACGTTAAGGAATGGTACCCAGCAGGACTAAGAACACGTATTATGCCTAATGGTTCCATATTAATAATAAATACTAGGTATCATTATGATGATTTATGTGGATGGTTACTAAAACAAGAAGAGAATGTAGGAGATTATAATGTTATTCCATGGGAAGTTGTACGTATTCCTGCATGGCTTGATGAACCTGCAGCTAAATTATTAGATTTACCAGTAGGTTCTAGTTATTTTCCTGAATGGAAACCAGATGAAGTACTAAGAGTAGATGAACATGAGATTAAAGCGTCAAATGGTGCACGATACTGGAATGCATTGTATATGCAAGATCCAACACCAGATGAAGGTGGACTTATAAAGAAGAAATGGTTAAAGTGGTGGGAATATGATGAACCACCTCCATGTGATTTTATAATACAAACATATGATACAGCATTCTCTACAAAAACTACAGCAGATTATAGTGTTATTCAAACATGGGGTATATTCTCTATGTATGATCAAGATGAAGAAGGATTAGAATCTTATCAAGGTAATCTTATTCTATTAGGAAACATTAAAGGTAGATTTGAATATCCAGAACTTAGACGTATGACACAAATGTTATATCAAGAACATAGACCTGATGTATGTATGGTAGAAAAGAAAGCATCAGGACAATCATTAATACAAGATATGCGTAGAGCTGGTATACCTGT